GCAACACGCGCCGAGCAGCAGGCAGGGGTGGGTGGTGCCACCCCCTGCTTAGGCCATCGACCCCGCCGGTCCCGTCCTGCCGGCGGGTTCGGTGTTTAACTACGACATCTGGGGACCCGGAACCGAAGTGTTGTTGTGCAACGTGCCATGGGACAGCGAGTACAACAATGTTGTCAAGTTCGAATCCCGTGCCGCACTGGACCAATATTTGGAAACCTCCCCCGGCCCGCGCATTCGCTTCAACGAACTCTCCTACGCTCGCCCCGAACAGGACGTCCTCCTCGACATACCCATCTCGAGCGCGTACGGCTACAATTACATGAAGGTCACCAACGGGGAAACCCACAACGATGGACCCCAGACCTTCTACTACTTCATCAAAGGTGTGGAACACATTGCACCCCAGACCACGGCATTCCACCTTCAACTGGATGTGTGGTCCAGCTTCCAGTGGGAACTCACCCTCGGCCGCTGCTACGTCGAACGCGGCCACCTGTCATTCCTCGTCGCAGGTGCCGGCACCGAAACCGGGCTGAAGAACCTCCTCGTCCCGGAAGGCCTCGACTGCGGCGCCGACATGATCGAAACCGGCTATCTCCGCCACCGCATTCGCCATCCTCAGTCGCGTGGTGATGGCGCGTACAGCATTGTGTTCTTCGCAAGTGCGGATCTCACCACCGATCCCGGAACCGCGCAGAATCCTGTGCTGAACACGTCGAAGGGTTCCAACATCGATCTGCATTCCACGGAGCGGAAGCAGAACGGTGAGGGCACGGTCAATCAGTACCGCCGCGTGTCCGTATCCGTTGGCGCTGACCTGTGGTTCACCTCTGCGGATCACTTCGTCACCGTCATGGACGCGTTGAAGAATGCGCCTTGGGCATCCAGGTCGATCATGGCCTGCTTCATCGTGCCCCTGCTGCCCGAATCATTCGGCGGTGGGGAATCGTTCCTGGGCAGGGATGCAGCAACCCGGAAGCTCGTCACCGGGTCGTTCACCTACCGGCAGGAGGTGACGCCGGACATCACCACCACCATGATGGCCCGCATACCGGCCCGCTATCAGCACCTCGTCAAGTTCGCAACCCACCCGTATTCGGCGTTCGAACTCACCACATACACCGGTTCCCCGGTGATCTTGAAGCCGGAATTGTTCTCCGGCAACAGGCTCGAATTGCAGATCAGTGCCTGCATCATCCCGCCGAATCCTCGAACCGTCATCTACCCCATCAATTACGGGCGCCGTTTCCGCCAGGATCCGTGGGGTGGTGCGTATCTGGACGCCTGCACGGTGATCACCGAATACCCGCAGTTGCCGATCACTAACAATTCGTATCTAGACTATCTGGCCAGTAACAAGAACACCCTGGCGTTCCAGAACGATTCGGTGAACTGGGCTCAGCAGCGTGCCATGATGGGAGCCAACACCGCTTTCCAACAGGCAATGATGGGCATCGACGCAACCCAGCAAAACGCGGATCTGGGGCGGGACATCAACAACCGAAACGCCGGTCTCAGCCGTGAGTTGAACTGGCTGAAGAGCACCCAGCAGGGCATCAACGCAGGTGTCGGCGGGTTGTCGCAGATGGCATCCGGTAACCTTCTCGGCGGCGCCATCAACGGTCTCATGGGTGTCGGTAATGCCTGGATGGACCATCAGATCAACAACATCTCCATCAACGGGCGTAACGCCATTGCCAATGATGAGTTGGCCGGCCGCACCCGCATCAGCAACAATCTCTCTCGCGGGATTGCGAACAGCAACCTTTCATTGGCGAAGGCTACGGCTGCCGGTGATGCGCGCATGGCGATTGCCGGGATCAATGCGAAGGTGCAGGATGCGAAGATGCTGCAACCCTCCGTCAGTGGTCAGCTCGGCGGCAACTTCTCGGCGTTGATCAATGAGCAGGGGTACACGGTCAATGTGCGTGTGAAGACCGTTGATCAGGTTGCTGTTGAACGGCTCGGCGAGTACTGGCTGCGCTACGGATATGCACTGAACCGGTATTGGAATGCGGTTGATCTGCTGCCCATGAGCAACTTCTGCTATTGGAAGATGGCCGACGTGACCATGGACGCCGCGTTCATGCCCGAGATTTACAAGAACACGATCAAGGGGATGTTCCTTCGTGGTGTGACAGTGTGGCGAAACCCGGATCACATCATTCACCTCGACATTGCCGACAATGCCCCGACAGGGAACCGGTGGGGTACGGTTGTGCTATGAGTAGAAACCAGTACAATCCCCACGAGGTGATGTCCCGGTTCATACCGAGGAATCACATCGGCCTGGGCAACATGCGCACCGCCGGCTATTACGACAAGCTGTCGGAATGGTGCATGGCCAGGTTCGAATGGGAGAACCTGCCCGAATCCATTGATGTGCGGTTCGTTGAGAAGCAGCTGTACTACGGCGGCCTGGTGGTGCTGTACTGGGACGGGCGCTACGACGACTGGGTGATGGCCGCAGCATCCCCATCCGGGCCCTTGGATCTGTACGGCAACGCCACCATGTACACCACCTACGCGCCACCACCGTATCGGTCGCTGCAACTCCCCAAGGACGAGTGCGTGGCCGTGTGGGGCACCAACTCGCGGCGCGGCATCGCCGATCAGATGCTGGACTTCGCAGCCAGGCTCGGCGACGTCACCACCACCCTGGAGATCCTCACGAAGAACCTGAGGGTGACAAAGATCATCACATGCCCCGAAGGGCAGAAACAAACCTACGCGAACCTGCTCCGGGACTGGGATCAAGGGGCGCCGGTGATCTTTGGCTACCCCGAACTTAATTACGACAACGTCATTGGCACCCTGGACATGCAAATTCAGCCAACCTACCTGGAACAGACCCGCAAGGAATGGCAACACCTGTGGCGGGAAGCGTTGACGTTCATGGGCATCACCAGTGTTGATGAGACCAAGAAGGAACGACTCGTCGCTGACGAGGCATCCTCGAGGGATGGACAAGTAATTGCAGCTCGCAACTCGTTCAACAAGCCCAGGCAGCAGGCCGTTGAAGAGATGAACCGGAAGTTCGGGTTGAATGTGTCGGTGAAGTGGGCGTTCGACGAGAACGTCATCCCAGATTTGACTTTCAAGGCGGAAACCAACGCTGCCGAGAACGGGAAGGCAGGATTGAATGTCTGAATACAGTGGCGAACTCCGCCACGCCATTGAATACGCGAAACGGCTGAATCTTGACACGGGTCTGGATTCGTACCCGATTTTCTCCGAGGCCTACCGCCCTCGCCTGAACCGAATCATTCTCGAGCACTACTGGCTGCGAGAAGTCGGGCAGGAAACGTACGAGCTGTTCTTCTTCGAACTGAGGAGGCGCTTGTACCGGGACATGCCAATGTTCAACCAGGCCTATTTGGCGATCGCCAACGTCGGTGACATCCTGTCGACGTACGAGATCAAGAGCGTGAACAAGGGCACCACGAAGTCTTCGTCTACCGAGAGCGGGGAGTCGACGAACACGTCGTCGACGAAGTCCGGATCGCTGTCCAGCCAGTTTCCGCAGCAGATGCTCAAGAGCGACGGTGACTACGCCACCTCTGGGGGCAGGTCGTCGTCCAGCAGCGACGGCACCGGCACCAGCAGCGGCCGTTCCACCGCGGAGACCATCAACGACGCCCTCAACGACTCGTCCGGGCGTCAGGGATCCGTCACCCGGCTGATGGGGGAGTACCTTTCCAGCTACATCAACGTTGACGGGCACGTGCTCAACAACCTGAGTGACTTGTTCATGAATGTTTGGAGTTCGGGTCAGCGGATCGTTCCCGAGCCGATACCATGGATCATGCCACCATTCTTCCCGGGCTTCATGTACGGAGGTCGATTCTGATGCCCATAGCGCCCTACATTGCTCCGATCGGGCCGATCGGGCCGATCAACTCTGTTGTCGCTTTCACGCATTCGGATGCGTATACCTTCCTTGATGTGCTCGCGCAGATCAAGGACAAGGTCAACGAGTTGGTGAATGCGCATGGCATTCAGGACAAGGCGATTGAGAAGTTCGTCACGGATTCGACGAACAAGATCAATGAGTTCATCGCAAAGTTCGTGCACCACACCGTGCACGACGATGAAAACGGCGTCATTCACTTCGCCATGATGAACGGCGAAGAACTGCTGACGTACACCACTGCACAGTTTGACAAGGTGTTCGGGAAGTACAAGGCCGATACCGATGCTTCGATTCAGCAGTTCCGTACCGAACTCACCGGCCAGGTGGCACAGGCCCGCGCATCCCTAGAGCAGCTCGTAAACACTGCCCGCACCGAACTGACCGCCAAGGTCGACCGCGAAGTCAAGGAGGTTCGGGAGTTCGCCGCCAAGAAGGCGAACCGGCACTACGAGGTTGTGAAGGACCACGGCGCCGTTGCCGACGGCGTCGCTGATGACACCGCCGCGATCCGGAAAGCGATCGCTGCTGCCGGGAAGGGCGGTCACGTGTACTTCCCCAAGGGTGTGTACCGGGTCACCGGGTCCTTGGAGTTCCTCGAGGACCAGTACATTGCCGGTACTTCGGGGCAGTGGGGTGACAACGAACCCGACTCGTCGCTGGTGTTCGACATGCGTGAATCCAAGGGGATCGTGCTGAAGTATGGCAATGTGATGGAGCGTATGCGCCTTGAGGGGCCGGGTTTCGAGCGGCTCGGATGTGTCGGGTTGCACATCAAGAACTACGCCACCATCCGGGATTGCTACTTCCTGAAGTGGGACAAAGCGGTGTACCTGGAACAGAACTGGTACACCCAGATCGACCGCTGCAAATGGTGGTGGAACACCACCGCCGTGGACGCGAACTACTGCTACAACCTCGCAATCACGGAGCCACACATCATGGCCGACCGTGGCGACAAACAGGGCAAGATGGGTGTGATCCTGCGGGAGGGCACCATGTGCCGAATCAACGGTGGCGCCATCGAGGCCTATCAAACCGCGATCGAGTTGAACACGAACTGCCAGGTGAGCATTTTCGGCACGTACTTCGAGACCGACAAGCAGATCCAGGCCGAGAACCGGCGCCTGTTGCACTTCCGTGGCGGCGGTGCATCCGCCACCGCCATCGGCTGTCAGATCTACCTTCCCAACCATCGCGCCATCTGGGACGCCTCCCAGCAAGGCTCCGGAGAGAATCTCAACTTGATCGGAAACTTCTACAAAGGCGGCAGCCCAAATGAGGACGCCGGCTTCATCATCGATACCAATGAGACGAATCCGGGCGCGTTGCAGGTCGTCGCCCTTGGAGAGAGCAACACGAACATGTCCACCGGCGCTTACCGGTACATGCGCCCCCGGAAACCGGGAACCACGGTGGCGACGTTCCCGTACCGGGTGTCGCAGGATCGTGGCGGCCAGCAGGTGTTCCACGCCGGACAGCACATCGCATCCCCACTGAACGGGTGCGTGGTCACCGGCTACGGCGACACCCTCCCAGCCTTCGGTGATGCTGCGAAGTCAATGTTCGGTGCCATGTACTGGCACACCGGGAAAAACAAGATGTGCGTCTTCACCCCTGAGGGGTGGAAGGACACGGCCGGGACGGCCATCTGACCATGGCATTCGGAACTCCGGAACTTAACGTCACCATCCACGTCCTCGGGCTGGTGGAATCCAACCTGTCCTACACGGACATCTACACCGGCGACCCGATCACCATCGGGATCATGCAATGGTACGGGGTCCGGGCCGGCAGGTTGATCTCGAGGATCCGGAAGTACGATCCGGCCGGGTACGCCATGCTGCCCGGCCGGCTCCGCTCCATGCTCGAAACCAACGGACCCTCGAGCGAGGCGTGGAACTCGCTGTGGCTGCGAAAAGAAGAACTCGCACCGATTCGGGCCGTGATGGTCAGGCCCCTGACCAAGTGGGTGCAGCACGTCACAGCTAACCAGGACATGGGCGACTACCTGGCGCTGGCGAAACGCAAGGGCATCGACCCCGATGTCGTTCCGAAGACGACGATCATGTTCATCGTCTCCAATCATCAGTGGCCAGTTGGGACGAACAAGGCCGTCAAGATTGCTGGCACGAATCCCAGCCTGGACGCCTACATGAATGCCCTGCGCGCTGTTGGAGGTTCGTTCACCAAGTACTGGAGCCGCTACACCAAAGCTCGGG